ATATCATCAAGGTCAGCAACAGGAGTAATAGAAGTAAGTTTTCCCGCAACCTTTTCAAATGCCATATTGGAAGAATCTAATGTGCCTGAAGTAGTAATATTGCCACTACCCATATCCAAGCTATCATTTGGAGTAAATGGCATAATTGTTATTCCACCAGAAGGTCTATCCCAATATAATTCTGGATTTTGAGCATTAACATAAGCGATTGTAGCAATAAGAGAAGTATCAACAGCCAAAATTCTATTAGTTGATATATCTCCACCTCCTAACAATCCAACACCTGCTGAAATAATAGTAGTTTTGTCTGCTTTTAAATCCAAAGCAGTATTTATTTCTGTTTCTGTATAATATCTTGCATCATGGTCAGTATTAATTCCACCAGTATCAGGCATATCATTTAATTGAGCATGTGACATTGTTTCAGAACCAGCTATTACTTCCCAACCTGTATTAGCAACATTTCTAACTTTTAATATCCAAGCACCTGCACCTGATGTAGTGTCTATCCAATATTTACTAACTCCTACTGCTCCAGGATCTGTTGCTTGTGTATATCCTGGAACATGAATTTCTGCTCCAGTTAAATCTTTATGATACTCAAAACCTTCTGGCATTATATTAATACCTTACTTTTGGATTGAAAATAATTTTTCCAATATTCTCTATTATAATTAACTTTTCTATTACATTTAATACATGAACAACATAAATTCCATTCTTCATTATTATCTTTATCATAGTCAATGTGATGAACTTCATTTCCATATTCTAAACAAAGTTGACAAATATAATTATCTCTTTTTAATATTTTGTTTCTTATTTTGAAATATTCATATGGATAATCATCATCTTTTTTAATTCCTGTTCCACCATGTGATAAACTCATTCTTTTTTTAGTTTCGTTAGTATGTTTTCTGCCTATAGCTTTTTGTCTTATTTTTTCTTTAGCTTCTTCAGAATGATATTTATTAAACATGGGATTATTTATACCTGATTGGTCAGGCATATTTAAAGCTCTTTTTCTTTTACTTTCTTCTGTATGATGTTTACCAAAGAAAGGATTATTTTTACCTTGAGTTAATTCTTTAAAACTTCTTCTATCAATATTAAATTCAATCATCCTATTACATATATAAGTATAACTGCAACCAATTTTATTTGCTATTTTTTGAATGGTTTTTTTATTTCCTAAATATTCTTGTTCTAAAAATTTTTTAGTTACTTTAGTATAAACTCTTTTCAACGGTACAGCTCCGTACCAGCTAATTTGATTAAAGTTTGTAAGCCTCTTTTTAATGTTAAAGAAGGCGACCATTTTATTGTAAGTGAACCTTTTTGTTTAGATTCTAATTCTTTAGGAAAATCTAAAATTTGTACTTCATCATGACCTATTAATACCTTTATATCAGTTACTTCTACTTCAGCATCATTATATATTAAATATTCATATTTCTTACTTGTTCCTGCTTCTACTATACCTAAATCTAATTCCTTAATTTCCTTTCCGTCTCTAGTCAGTAGTTTCATCTTTTGCCTCTTCCTTTATAAGTCTATCCAAGATCTTGCTTTGTTTATTTAACACATCTAACTTTTTTAATTCTATAATGTCATCTAAAGGAAGTTGTTGTAAAGATTCTTCAAATTCTCCTTTAGATTTACGTACCCAACTATCACCAGATTTTTTATATCTCAATTTTACATTTCTCCATGATGCTTGTCTTGCTTGAGTTTCATTTTTTGTTTGTTTATACACAGAGTTGAATGTATCTATCCAAATTGACCTTGCACCTGCAGGAAGATTTTTTAATTGAGGAGGATAATTCTTATTAGTATAAGGAGCTTCTTCAAAAATTTTAGCTTCTTCTAGTTTTAATAATTCCTTCCTTGTTAATCCTTTATGACAATTAGGACACTTAACTTTTCCAACTTCTATTTCTTCTTGAGACTCAAAATCAAATATTTCTTTGCAATGTGGACATTCAGCTTCTTCTAAAGCTTGTAAGAAGTTTTTCTTTTCTATAGATTTTTTATCATCTGATACAGGTTTTTTTGGTTCAATATCCTTTTCTACATTTAGAATTACAGGTGGATATAATGCTTTATCAAGACCTTCTTTTTTCTCTGTTTTTCTATATTGGACTTCAACATCAAAATCTTGTTCACCAGCTACTTCTACTAATGTTCTTTTAGATAATCCACCTCTATCATAAATACTACGAAGCATTGTTCTAAGTTCCTGAGTAATAAATTCTTTTACAGGACTAGAAACTATCTTTATTTCAGCTCCCATCCATTTAGGATGAGATTTACTATTTTTTTCTATAATAATTTGAATTATATCACGAAGTAATGTTTTAAAATCTTTTATTCCTGATTTTATTTCTGAAACAAAAGGTTTTGGATTTAAAACAGATTCTCTCCTAGTAGAAGCTGTTCCTTGTATAATTTCTATTAAACCTAAACCAGATAATAACCTTTTTTCTATGGGACTATAAATAGCAGCATCAAGTGCTTTTTTATAATCAGGTATGTATTCAGAAATTTCTGTATCAAAACCTGTCACATAACCAGGTAATCCAGATTCACTTTTCTTTTTTTGTATAAGGTTTTGTAAATCTTTACTAACTTTCTTTAAATCTTCTTCACTATAAGTTAATTCAGCTCTACCTTCTATTGTCATTTTTTCGCTACCTTTTTTCATAACAAACAAATATTCTAAAGCTTTACCAACTATAAATTCACCTTTAGAAGACATTAATTTATGAAAACTCATATTATGAAAAAGACCTCTTCTAATAAGGAAAGGAATAGGAATTAAATTACTCCAACTTTCGTAAGGTCTTTGAACAAATATCATTTCTTCTTTGAATCTAGGAAGTTTTATATCATCTTTTTCAGCATCATTAATTCTTAAATAATATTTTTCTTCACCTAATATTACTGCACTCTGTTTTCCTTTTTTACTTTTAACTTTAATATCTTCACCATCTATAAAGAAAAGGGTAGTAGGTAATTGTAAATTGTTTTGTTTATCCCAAAAAGTTCTTAATAGTAAATTAGAAGAACCTTTCCATCTTTCCCTAAAATATTCTTTAGCTAAAGATTCTAAACCTGTAGGAATACTTTTAACTCCTTCATCAGTATTTATTTTTAGATTAACCTTTTTTAACCAATTGTTTAATTCTTCAGTTAAATTGGCATTAGGTGTTTCAATTCTATAATCAACTAAAGCACACTGAATAGCAAAATCTAACATAGTTCCTACTATTCCTGATACATCATTTTCTAAAAGTTGTTTAGTTTTTATAACTTGATTTCTATAATCAGTAGGTACTTTAATTGTTTCTGCTTGGAAAAAAGACAAAAGGTCAGCAAGCCAACGAAGCGACTGTGTTTTGCCTTTTATTTCTAATGCCATAATTTTCTCCTTACATTTTAATAATCAGAAAAGAAAAAGGAAGATTTGAGATGAGCTAAACGCCAGATTTTCCGAACGTTTTCTCAACGATAGGTTTGACAATAATAAATTCACAATACCAATGTAGAATACTGAATACTTGAAACATTTGAAATGTATGATTTTCTTGAGCAATGCATTCGTATATAACTCTTTTGCCTGACTGCATTGAAATAACACTGTTCATCTGTGAATCAAATTTATAATCCATAGGCATTTCCATTCTTTCACCATAAAACAAATCTTTTAGATGTTTTATAGACCAATCTACGACAAATTCCTCTTTGTAAATCGGTTTTCCATCTTTAAACTTTTTATTACCATTATCATCAGTTTCAAAATCTACAGGTATTTTTTCTGCAAAATGAACCCAAACTAAATTATCTTTAGAAAATACTTGTTCTAAAGAACGAAATATTGCTCTTCCTGTACCATCGGTACAATCTAATGCTATAAAGTTAGCTTGTATCTGTTTAGCTAACCATTCAAAAATTTTAAATTGTTCTTTGTCTGTTAAATTGTATATTGTTATGTTATAAGTATATCTATACTTTTTATTTATCTCAAAAATAATTCCTACTTCTGATGGTGCTGATTCACCTATATCAGCAAATAAAAATACATTAGTAGCATTACTAGGTCTTTCTACTACAATAATATCTTGGAAATTATTAAAATTCTTTTTATTTATCTCAAAAGTTTTAATAATCTTTTCTTCATTATAACTTTTACGAATACGTTCCATATCAAAAACACTAACACCTTCTTCAACAACTTCACCTTTAATAAATATTCTATAGTTTATGCTTTGTCTGCCATTAAAATCCTTTACAGCTTTTGCATCTTCATTTTTATCCCATTTAGGATTTACATATTGAGGTAAATTAACAATAAAGGTTTTTTTAGTTATATCATAAAAAACTTGACCACATGGACTATATTTAGTGAAATTGGTCATTCCTGATATTCTAAAAATACAACCATCTTCACTAACAGAATCCCTACGTTGTGCATAAACTTGTCTAGTTTCAAAACTAGCTTCTTCTATCCATAATTTAGTAAAATGTTTTTGGAAGAATTGTGCTCCAGGTTTTTTACCAGCAATATTCATATTAACACCTTCTAACAAAACACCTTTCATAGCAATTCTATAATTAGGACTTCTATTAATAATAGCTTTAAATAATCGTAAAAATGGATGATGTTCTAAAGCTTGAATAAGATCTTCTAATATACCTCTTATGTGTATAGCATCATAAGAACTAAATCCTAGTTTTGTTCCACTAGTTGGATTAATCAAATTTAACAAAATATCCAATTTTTCTACACATAAAGTTTTACCAAATAATCTTCCACCTAAAGCATAAATATCACCTGCAGCTTTTTTTAATCGAAAGTTTTCTTTTTCAGATAATTTAGGATTATCATCTATTAAATATTCATAAGAAAGCAAAGGTAATTGACCTAATCTTACATGTGATAACTTTTCTCC